AATCGGTGTTCCATCAAATTTCTGTGCTTCCATGTATTCAATAAATTCTGCCCCTAAGTTATTCTTCAGTTTTCTAAAGTCCAGGTTTACTTTATTTGATTCTACTAATCCATTCTTCAAATAGAATTGAATACATCTAATCATAAAATTATCAAACTCTGCCCATTCCTTTGCATCCCATTCACTAAAGAATTGATGCTTAAATTCATCTTCTGGGGTATAGTTATCATTAAAATGGTTTGCAATCTCTACTTCGAAAACCCTTCTATAATGACTTGCCCCTTCTCCTTTAATCGTGTAGTTGGTTGTAATAGATATTTTTGGACTTTCCTTGAATGGTATTTGGAAAGCATCCTTACCTTTCTTCTCCACCGTCATCCCTTCTGTTACAATACTAAAAAGACTTTCAAAATTAAAGTTCTTAGGTACATCATCCATCAGGAATATCTGAGTATCTTTATTTACTTTCTGATAAGCAAATTGCCCTCGTGGGTCAAACTTCTTACCATCCTCAATAACTATATTCTTTATATGTCCTATTGCCTTATGGATTAATCCCTTTCCAGAACCACCATTAGGAATATCCTCGCTAATCATTTCATCATTAAAGATAATGGCTTTAGGCTTAGAATCATTTTGGTAGGAGTGCATAAGATAACCTATTACAGATTTTAGGGTAAAGTATCTGTCTTTATTCTCCCCACTTAACCGCCAAATAAAAGTCTTAAACTCTCCCCCAGATTCATCACTTAACTTAATATCTCTATTAATTATTTGATTCTTCCAAATTAGATCCTCAATATCATTATACTTTATAATCTCACTACCGTACTTAGTTGTCTTTACTGCATAGTTATTATAGTAAATATAAGAAGCATTCTTTTTATCTCGGTTAATGTTTACCTCAGTAGTTTTTATCATGGATAAATATCTAGAACTAAAGTTGTTGTTGTTATTAGCCATTAACTCAAAAGCATCTATCTGCCCTCTATTTCTTAAATCTGTTAAAGTAAAATCTTTTATCTTACTATCTCCAAATTCAGAAACAAAGTTATCTTCTTTCTTTATAAACAGGTAAGTATCTGAATTTTCATCTGGATAGTATTTGGATATTTGGTTATTCTCTAAGTAGTTCAGGAATCTAAAGGTTGCCAATTTAATAGCATCGCTATCGGTGTAGTACCAAAATTCATCTTGCTTTAGTGTTTCCTTATGTTTACTTACTTCATTCTCTAAATCTTCATCCGTTACATTTGAAACCTTAGCCTTTATCTTGTCTATTGGTTGCCCACTTACTACAAGGTTTTTTATTTCCTTTACCTTGCTCTTGTCCTCAAATGATAAGGTGTTAAATTCATCCGTATATTTGTAAGCTGAATCAATTAGTTTTAAGATTTCCTTTTCCTTAAAGTCATCCATTTCATAAATTTGCAAATACCTATGGCAAATAGATTTATCTACTCCATAGGTATTCATTGCCCTTGCATAAGCATGAAGATTGGTGTTCCTATTATTTGCATTCCATCTTTTCCTAAACCACTTTTCTAAAATCTCTGCAATCTTATCTTGGTCTTGTAATGGAACATTTACAATTTCTTTAGTAGGGCTTAATGGTCTATGATACTTATCTGTAAATTTTTCTGAATCGGTGTTTAAATATAAATTTTCATCATAGGATAAATAACAAGCATTAGAGATTGCCTTAGTAGCATTATCCGTAATTCCATATTGGTTATAATGCTTCTGCAATTCAATATAATAATCATGGTAGTCATCATTGTTATCTACCAATGGAATTTTAACCAAAACCTTTAACCCATTCCCAGATGGAGAAACAAAGGAACAAAAAGTATATTTATCATTGTTTACCTCCTGGATAAGTTCTTCTAAATCCTCTACTTCATCAAAATCCAAACAAGCCAATCCGCTATGTGTTTTTAAATTACTATTCCCCCTTGTTGAAAAAGTACCGCAGAAAGTAACATAGTGAAGCTTACTTTTTAATTGATTCCTAACCTCTTTATCTGATTCAATCCTAATAGAAGCAACCGTACTTTTATAAGTACCATCTTTTATTGAATCCAGCACTTTAAATAAGTCTTTAGAATTAACTTTCGGTGTTGTGTTTTTTATATTCTGAAATAGGCTTACTCTCATTGTTTATTTTTTTGTTGCATAAAAAAACCTTTAAAGCCTTCAGGGGGTGCATCCCATCCAGCTTCAAAGGTTTGTTAAAATTCCGTTTGATGTTATTAACCCATGCACCTGATTTATAACTTTAGCAAATATAATACTTTTTATTAATAAAAGAAACTTGGCAAAAAATATTTTTACTATTTTAACAAAATAAGCACTCAAACCCAATGGTGTAAAGGGATAGGCAAAAAGGCAAAAAAACAGCCCCTACTCTATTATATAGGAAACAAATAAAAATAAAAAAAACATACTTTTAGAAGTGCGTTTATTTTTTATTTTTTTTCTATTCCACCCCCTATAATATAGAAGCCTAAATTTTGTCTTTTTTGCCAAAGCCTATTCTCATTGACTTTGTTAAGGGGAGAAAAGTGACAATAGGGACAAAAAAAGCCCAAATCTTAAAGAAATGGGCTAAAATTTGGTTAAAAAACTTCTATCTTTTATAGTCTAAATTGATTGCAAACGGCAGTTTTTTTTCAAGGTTATCAAGTTGTTTTTTATAATATTTCTCTACTTCTGCCAAATCTTGCACCTTTTTTAGTGAATGAATTACCGTTGAATGATCTCTATTTCCAAAATGAGATCCAATATTTTTAAGAGAAAGCCTAGTATATTTCCTTAAAAAGTACATAGCAATTTGCCTTACTTCGACTATTTCTTCTTTTTTCCTTTTTGATTTCATATCCGCAACACTTACTTTGTGATACTCACTAACGGTTTGAATTATTCTTTCTGGCAAGGTCTTATTAAATAAGTTATCTGCTATCATTGGAAAATAGGTGTAATGTAAGTTCTTCATAATTTCTCAATTATTTTTTGTAAAATGTCTATTTCTTCTTCAATCTCCAGGATTCGTATTGCGTTCTCTGGGAACTCCTGTAAGTCAAATTTCAAATCCATGTACTCTCCGCCTAACTTAGAGATTCGGTGTTCTAAATATTCTAATATATTCATTTCTTTTTGTTTTGTGTTGCGTTAGGGAAAGTATATTTATCCTTCTTGCCATTTAAAAATTTCTGTTGTTTCTCGAATTTGTTTATTCTAATTATAACCAATAGAATTAATAGAGCAATACATAGTATCGCACCTATTGTAATTATGATTTTTATCATTTTAATTTTAATAATTGGTAGTTTATTCTAAAATCTTCTTTTTTCTCTCGGCTTATATACTCTCTTGCTACTTTTACCCAATTAATAGGAGCATCTTCGAGAATCTTTTCTGCTTTCTTTTTACCAATTCCAAAAATACCTTGTATATTATCTGCACTATCGCCCATAAGCATTTGCTCCCAAAAAAAATAATCTGCTTCTTTTTCCGTTATAAAGTCAATATTAGATTGTTTGTATTCACTCTCATAACCCCCTAAATCATTTACTATATAATTACCATCAGAATCCTTTGACCTTACTTTGTAGTAACTCCAGAAAAAACCACCTATTTGTTTAAGATCTTTGTCTATACTAACAACAATACAATTATCTTTTCCTAATTCCTTTGCCCTTATAGATATTAAATCATCTGCCTCTAATATATCATCATAAAATGCACCATTATGCTTATAGTATTCTCTTAAAAGCCAAACGTATTTATTCTTTTTCCTATTTACTTTATAGTTCTTAGATAGTTCCTTCCTAAAAGATTTTGTGCAAGTAGTAATAAATAATTCAATACCTGTTATTTCTCCAAAGAATATATTTTTTAAGTGGTTTTCAATTTTTATTATACTATTATCGCATCTATTCACTCCTTCGTTATAGACTTCTTCCATTATCCATTGTTTAGATTTTTCTTTTCCTAAATTTTTTATAGCATTTCGCATTTGTGAAAACGAAACTATCTTATAAACAGATGTATATAAAATGCTATCAAAGTCAATTAATAATATCATTTAGTTATTTCCTCCTTTCTTTTACTTAGTACATTAACAATTTCTTTGTTTGTCTTATATCTTATACTTGAATTATAGAATTTATTTAACCCTTCTAATGTATCAATCTTATTTATATTCAATATTGCTTTTTTTACTTCTTCTTTAGATAAAGGATTGTTTAGGGTTGAATTATCTTTGGTATCGGCATCTTTGGTGTCATCTATTAAGAATAATCCGTTCAAAGCATACTTACGAGCATAAGAAGATGAACTACCGTAACTCTGTGCTATGTCCATTCCTTTTCTATCTGGGTTAATCCCAGCTTGTGCCTTTACTACT